AACAGCCGACTTATTTAATTAAGCAAAATCACTTAGGAGGTGACAATATGTCGGAAGAGATTAAGAAAAACCAGCCAGGAGAATCTGGCGAACTAGGCGGAACCGCACCTGGTCTATACCAGGGACAAGGCGCTTTTGCTTCAGGTGGTGTTGGTGGTGTAACAGATCCAGGTGCAGATACACTTGGTAACATCCCTAATGCTAACTTTGGTGTTACAACTGGTCCTAATGCCGTGAATCCTTCGGGTGAGGCTGCTTCAGGAATCCTACGTCCTGAACAAGCACGTCGTTTTATCGATTATGTTTGGGATGCAACAATTCTCGCCCAAGATGGTCGTCGTGTTACGATGAGAGCAAACACCATGGAACTCGAGAAGATTAACGTTGGTGAGCGTGTTATTCGTGCTGCCGCACAGGCAATTGGCGATTACACAAACACTGGTGCTACATTCTCTAAGGTAGAACTTACCACAAAGAAAATCCGTTTGGATTGGGAAGTTTCTGCTGAAGCGCTAGAAGACAATGTCGAGGGGGCTGCATTAGAAGATCATCTTGTTCGCTTGATGACAAATGCATTCGCTAACGATATTGAAGATCTTGCAATTAACGGTGATGGTGCAACTGGACCATTCCTCTCAATTATGCCTGGCTTTATTAAGAAGCACAAGGATAATGGAGATTCGCATGAAGCAGCAGTAACTGTTGCTGACAATGCATGGACACCTGCAGTAATGCAGAACCTCATTCTTGCTATGCCACGTAAGTACCGTGCACTTAAGAACAATCTTAAGTTCTACGTAGGTACTGATACATTTGCAGGTATTGTTAAAAATAACGGTACCTTGTCAGATGCAATTGCAGAAGCATTGGGTAAGAATGGTAATACATCAGCCAATACACAGTCTTATTTAGACGGTGCTGGCCAGACATTCGGTGGAGCACGTACAACTCGTGTTCTAGGTATCGATGTACAAGAAGTTCCTTACTATCCTGAAGGATATGTCGATTTGACATTCCCTCAGAACCGTGTATGGGGCTTCCAACGAGACATCGTTGTAAACCGTGAATACAAGGCAAAGAAGGATACAATTGAGTATACTGTCTTTGTTCGTTTCGGTATTCAATGGGAAGAAGAAGATGCAATCGTTTGGGCAGACGCTGCTGCAGATGCATAATCTGTAAACAGTAACCTTTGAGAGGGGGCAGGGGCTAGATCTCCTCCCCCTCTTAATCTTTAGTATTCTGTTATAATAGTTCACATAGGAGGTTAAATAATGGAAGAAAATAATTTTAATAATGAAGCACCAGTAGAAACACCAGTAGAAGCATCAATTGCTCCTGAGCCAGTTGTAGAGGCTCCTATGCCAGAAACAAAGGTGGAAGAGGTTGCTGTACAAAATAATATTGAGGCTTCTGTATCAGAAGTTCAAGAAAATGTAACAGCAATTACAACCGCAGATTTGGCAAGAGGTTCTGATACCGTTCAGGCAGTGGGTTCTGTTGCTAACGGTGTAATTGGTGTAACACAAACACCAAGGAGTTCTAGAAATACTCCTGCTACAGCACCAAAAACTTCAAATAAAACAGAAGCAATTTACTCTACAAAAAATGTAAGTTGGCCTGGAGTTGGAAAAGTTTATCGTGGTTATAACATAGTAACTCCACAACAAAGGGATAAATGGTTAGAGCGTGACCATATTCGTATTGCTACACCTGAAGAGGTTGCAAGGGAGTTTGGTCGCTAAATGCAAATTCTGAGAGTCCCGCCATATAATTTAAGTGTAACTTTAAATGTTGGATCTGCATCCACAGAATATGATTACATAATTACCGATATGGCGGACTCTTCAGTTATAGAGGACTCAATTACTTCTAGTGCAAACTCTAAAGTAGTAATTCCGATATCTTCAAAATATGATACACAATATAAAATAGAAGTTGATGGAGATGAATATTTTATTGATGTGGTTCGTCCATATATTAATCCAGACGAGCATGGAACTACAGCAAGCGAAATTGCAACATATGCATCTAATGAAGAATTAGCCAGAGCAATTATAGATTCTGTATGTGATGTAGAATTTTATTATAAGAAAAAAGTAATTCAAACAACAGGTCAAGGAACAGACTACTTACCTATTTGGGTAAACGGCAAAAAGGTTTTAAAAGTTTATGAAAATAACGTATTGCTTTATGATGCAGATGACTTAGAAAATTCTGTTTCAGCATTTGAAATTATTCCAGATGGATCAGCAATTACAATGACATTTAATGATGCAATTAACAGGGATGAATCTGCTCGTATTTTATTGCCAGCATCACCAACAGATATTGCAGAACTTGATTATTCAGCAAGAGGATTTCCAAAAGGTTGGGACTATACAATCATATTAGAAGTTGGTTATAACAAGGTTCCATCTGATATTGTAAGGGCAACAGAATTATTAATTCATGATATTGATTGTGGAAAGTTAGATTATTACAAACGTTATATAGGTGCTTATAATACAGATCAATTTAGAATTCAGTTTGATAAAACAGTATTTGAAGGTACTGGCAATTTAATTGTAGACAAGATACTTGATAAATATCGTAAACCGATTGAGTTCGTTGGGGTACTGTAATGACAATATGCGAAACTCCAGACTTCGCATTTCCCATGCAAGCAGACGTATATCATCCAATTGTTGAGCAGGGCATTTATGGAGAAGTTAAGAAGACTTGGATATTAGATAGAACAATAGCATGTTCGTTTACTTCTGCAGGTACAGCATTTAAAGAAGAAGTAACTCCAAATATTAATATTACACAAGACAAATTATTACTTGGAAGATGTAAAACAGACATAAGGATATCTAGCCTTGAGGCAAGAAATTCTGTAACAAATGTTATCATTACAAATATTAAAGATAAAAATTGTAATGAAATTTATACAGAAACTTCAGGACCACGTGCAGGGAAATCCACAATATTTGAGATAGCAACTCAAGATCCGTTTACTGGTCCATTTGGCAGTGTAGAATATTATAAACTTGTTCTGCGTAGATCTGAAAATCAGGCGGTAGATGTATGAGAGTTGTATTTAATAATACTGCATTTCGGAAAGATATGAAAAACATTATTGAATATTCTATTGGATATGTTGAAGGAATTCAGGGCGGAAAGAAGGCATTTTTAAGTACTCTTGGATTAGAAACAGTAGAATTAATGAAAGAATATATAGATTCAAATGCTAGAGTTAATCCAGAAATACTTCATCATGTTTATGAATGGAACCAGACAGGAAGCCCAAATGCTAGATTATTTGATATACAATATGTAGCAAGTCCAATAGGTCTTTCTTTTAAATCAACTTTTAAACAATCTACATCTATTAAAAATGGATCTCGTGTTCCATTTTATGACAAGGCTAGAATTATGGAGCAGGGAATTCCAGTTACTATTATTCCTAAAAGAGCACAGGCATTAGCATTTGAGGTAGATGGAGAAACAGTATTTACAAGACAGCCAGTTGAAGTTTTAAATCCTGGAGGAAATGCAGTTCAAGGTGGATTTGAAAAAGTTTTTGATTCATTTTTTAATAGATTTTTTACACAAGCATTTTTACGAGTAAGTGGAGTTGCCAAATACTTAGAAAACCCAGTGTCATATAAAAAGAATTTACGTGCAGGCAAACGTGGCGGTAAAGCAAAAGGCTATGAGACTGGCTATCGTTGGATAGCAAACGCAGGAGTTGGACGATGACAGAATCTACATCAGTATTAAATACACCAGTGTTATGGATTAATACATATTTACAGGAAAAACTTTCTGCAGTAATTAACTTAGATACCAATGAACTTATTCCATTTTTCCCTACTGGTCCAAACACTATTGAAACTTTAACAACAACCTTTCCAGAGGGTGGGGTTATGGCAGTTTGGGATAGAATGTTTAGAATGCGTAGGGGACCATTTCCACATATTAAATGTGAGCAGGTATTATATTATTTTTATGCACAAGCAAGCAATCCAATACCTAAAATGGTACAGATACAGGAATTAACAATGAGACTTTTAGATCGTGGAGATGAGAGTGCCCAAGAACTTAATGCATGGGCCAAGGCTAAAGGCAGTATTGGAGGAATGGAATGTAAGTTCTACTTCCACAACTTTAAGATATATCAGTTAGAAGAGGCACGGGATATAGTCGACTTTGGAACAGCCCGAACTTATGCGGGGAATAAGATCATCATTGACTACGACTACCATCAAATGCAAGACGTAATAGACTC